CGGTGAGGCCTTCTGCAAAGTCGGGCGGCTCAGCGAGCAGTGCATTCAGCTCTTCGTCCGAGAACCCGAGCACGTCCAAATTGAAGTCGTCCTGGCGCAACTCCGCGAGCAGGCCGCGCAGTAGCTCCTCATCCCATCCCGTGCCTCGAAGAGCGAGCTGGTTGTCCGCGATAACCAGCGCCCGCCGCTGCGCCTCGCTCAGGTGATCCAGCACGATCACCGGCACCTCCGTGAGACCCAGCTTGCGCGCCGCCTGGAGGCGCGCGTGGCCGGCGATGATCACACCGTCAGCGCCGACCAGGACGGGATTTGTCCAGCCAAATTCCACTATCGAGGCCGCGATCTGGGCGACCTGCTCGTCGGTGTGCGTGCGCGGATTGCGAGCGAAGGGGATCAGCCGCTCGACCGGCCAGCGCTCGATCTGGATGTCGAGGTTCACTTCTTGATGTAAGGCGCCGCCGCCGGCGTGCCGTCCGGGTTGGCGAAGTGCGCCAGCACCGCGGTGACGCCCTGCACCACCGACAGCACCACCATGGCCCAGAACTTGCCGCGCCCGGGCAATAAATCCTGAGTCGCATTGATGGCTTGCGCCACCAGCGCCAGCATCTGAATGGCAACGTTTACGGAGAACTTCATCGTGCTAAGCTCCTTGAATTCCTCAATCAGCGGCCGCAGCCGCCACCAAATCCGTAGCTCGCGGATCATCACGCCCAGTGCGGGACCCAGACCCAGTAGGCGACGATCAGCCCTTCGCCGGCGACGTTGGCATCCACGTAGTAGTCAGCGGGGCGCAGTAAGTCGCCACCTTGCGATTCCACGATCAACTCATCCGCAATCCCGCCACCCGCGCCCGTGGGCCAAAACTCGGCAATCAGCCCGGCCCCGCTCGTCTTGTTCATACCCTGGACACCCAAGAACACCCGCCCCGTCTCACCAATCACCACGGCGAAGCGCAGCTTGGCTGCGCGCAGGTTCGTGTCCGTCGTGATGGGCACGGGCGTGCCCGGCGTCGGCACGGCAACCTTGCCGAACGAGCGTGCTTGGAGGAATTCGCGGCTTTCCATGGTGAGCCTCTCAAGAGTTGCGGACCCCGGACTCCATCCACCGGCTGCGCAGCACCTTGCGCTCGGGCGCCGCGGTCTTCTCCTCGCTCGCGGCCGCTGGCCTGAGCGCAGCGATCCGCTCAGCCTCGGCGTCCAACCTGAAGCCCATCGAGATCAGCCCGCACAGCGCTGCGTAGGCGTAGGTCCGCGCGTCCAGCACTTCGCCCCGCACGCCTTTCTTGCGCCGCCACTCCCGCACGGGCACCCCACGGGCGTAGCTCGTCACCAGCACCTCCGAGAGCAACTGCTCGAAGAACTCCTCGTTGCGCTCCTGCGGGAAGTGGCAGTAGCCCGGTCCCGGCTGCTCGATCTTCAGCCGGCTATAGACGACGCTCTTCGCGCTATCGACGCCGACAATCCACAAGGGCGTGCGGCCCAGCGTGCTCCGGCTCGGGCGCTTCGGCCACACCGGCAGCGGACCGCCCTTGCCCTTGATGGCAAAGATGCGCCGCCCGTAGCGCGCCCGGCAGAACTCATACACCGCCTGGGTGTGGAAGCCCGAGTCGATGGCGCAGGCCGCCACCGGCAAGCTGATCCCGTACTCGTGTACCCACTCCCGCTTCAGATACTCATCGAGGGCCTGCCAAAGCTGAGGCGCACTCGGATCTCCCGGAAAGACGCGGTACTCGATCGACCACGATTCCTCGCCCCGCCCCCAGCCCACCAGCTCGACCTCAGCCCGATCCAGCTGGAGATCCACTCCGGCCGTGAGCACCGCCACGCCGGCGGGTAGACGCGGCCCGAAAGATTCCCGCCGAGCCAGCAAGGTGGTAAGATCCACGCTGGTTTCCGCTTCGTCGTCCCAAAGCTCGCCGAGCGCTGTGTTGATGAAGGCGCGTAGCGTCTCCGGCCCGCCGTGCTTGGCCTCCAGAAACTCGGCCGCCGTCTCCGGCCACTCTTTCCAGGGCGAGTAGAGCTGGCTGATCCAGAAACCAGCGATCTTGGACTTGGGATTGGCCGCCCGCCACTCGCCGCGCGCGAGCATCCAGGGCTTGCGGTGCGGCGCAATCAACACGCCGCAGTGCGCGCAACGGTATTGCGCCTCCTCGGGCCGCCCTTCGGGCCACTCCAGATTCGGCCAGACCAACACCTGGTAGGCGCCACACTCCGGACAGGGCACCCAGTAACTCGACTGGTTGCTGCGCAGCCACCAGCTCTCAATGCGGCTCGCGTCCTTGACCGTGGGCGTTGAGACCAGCAGGATCTTGCGGTTCCACCAGGTGGCCGAGCGCTTGATGGCCAAACTAACCGGATCGCCTTCGGTGCCCGCCGAGGCCGGATAGCGGTCCACCTCGTCGAGCAGCACGTAGCGGATCGGCCGCATGGCGAGGCCGGCGGGCGAGTTGGCGCCGGCAATGGTGATGCTGCCACCCTGAAACTGCTTGTGCAGGATGCGGTTGTTCGAGTCGCGCGTTCGCACGTCGGCCACTTTGCCCACCAGGCACGGCGTCGCGCGCAGCATGGGTGCCAGCCGGTCCTTGCTCCAAGCCTCGCCATCTTCGACCCGCGGCAGCACCACCAGCATCGGCCCCGGATCGCGGTCGATGATGTAGCCGACCAGGTTCAAGGCCACTTCGGTGTTGTGAGTCGGGATCATCGAGCGGCCCGCCAGGAACAGGTGCGAGGGCGAGTCCACGGCGATGCAACGCACAGGTACGGATGAAACCCGCTCGACGGCCACGATGCTCCTTCTCCTGCTTTCCGTAAATCGCGTCGCCGGGTCGCTCAGACTCCGGAGCCTGTTCAGTTTGCGCGCGAGCCGGAACGGCCTCTCCTCCTGATAAGCGGTGAGACGCACACGGAACTTCGGGCCGCAATCCTTGCCCCGGAGCGTGCTTCGAGAGACTTTGAGATTCGGCTTGAACCCCAGGGAAACCGCCAGCTCTCTGAAATCTTCGGCCAAGCGACGGTTCGTATTCGTGAATTCGATGCCCGGCCCAGCATACCCATCTGTGTCCAGGAGGCCTTGAAGCAAGGCTAAACGTTGGCGCCGGGAGCCGCGCAGATAGCTGGTTGGGATGTGCTTACTCGGCAGGACACCAAGCTGCGCCAGTCGGGTATGCATCGTGTCGGAGGCTCCAACCCTGTTCACGGGTTCCAGGCCCAGCGGCAGCCCTTGGAAGAGTCGGGCCTGGCCCGCACGCTCCTTCTGCCGTCGCATCCAAGCGAGGAGGTGGAGAGATGCGCACCTCGGGTACCATATCTAACCGTTCTTCCGCTTCTGAAGCGGATGCCCACGTTGACAGTGGGTCCGCCGGGCGAGACTGCGGGAGGCCCCGATCTGGACCCACACCACATGCGGGCGCGCGCGGTGGTGGCGCACCACAAAGGCCTCAGTGCCAGTGGCCTTCAGCTCGGTCAGCACGCCGTCCCGAACATCGCAGGTGATGTGAGCGGAGCGAGAGTTCCCCTCGCCGAGCCACGCCCCCGGTACATAAGGATCAACGGGAAGGACCGCGTCCGGAAGCTGTAAAGCCTCCGTGCACTGGATCCGATATCGGAACCCCTTCCTCCCCCCTCGAATCCTGACACCCTGGGCCGCTATCTCCTCGGTAGTGACCAGCCTCGGCTTGTAGTCCTGTTGGCCGTCATACACGGACCAGAGATGGCCGGCGTCAGCCACAATCTCCTCGCCATCATCAAAGCGGATCCGATAGCAGACGCGATCCGTGAAAACCTCACTCGTCGCTACCACCCGGCAGACATGCCCGCGCTCATCAAAGAGTTCATCGCCCACCCGGACCGCGCCTATGGTGGTCCAGCCCTGCGGCGTGGGCAGGGGCGTGTCTGTGGCCAGGCACTTCCCCGTCTGTGCCGCCGCCATCATCACCACGCACTCGTAGGGGCTGTTGGGCGTCAGCGCGTCCAAGATGGCGCGCTGATAAGGCGCCCGATCCGTTCGCCACGGTCCCGGCTCGGCCGAGGCCTCCGAGGATAGCCACCGATTGGCGTCCGCCCACTCCGACACCGTCTGCCGCGGCGGAGGCTCAAAGCCTGCCGCCAACTGCTCCAGGCATTCCTCAAGGCCGGCGGTAGCGGATGTCATCTTGAAGGCCCTTCAGGATCCCCTCGATCTCGCTGTCCAGCAACTCCCGCACGGCCCGCACGTCGCTGACAGCCGCCAATTGCGGCGCCAGCTTGGCCGGCATGGCGAGTAACTTGTCACGAATCTGCCGGGCCTGCTTAAACCACACCGCCTTGACCTCGTCGGTCGGGATCAGCTTCGCCGACTTGGTCTCGTACTCGAGCTTGCGCAACCGGGCGCGGAAGAGCATGTCGGCCAGCTTGGCCTGCGCGTAGGTTGCCGCCTGCGCACCCGCCTCTACAGGAGCGCTGGTGGCGGCTTCGGAAACCTTCTCCGGGCGATCATCCAGCACGGCGTCGGAGGCGGCCACATCCACCTTGCCGCCGCGCATGACCAACACGCCGGCCTTGGCCAGGCGGCTGATGTACTGCCGACTGACGCCCCGATGGCGCGCGTACTCGGCTTGGCTGACCAGTTGGCGCGCACCCCCGGGCGGCATCACACCCGGAGTCCCTCCGCGAAGGAGGCAACCACCTCCGCAAGCAGTTGCCGGCTTCGTGCGGAGTGCTCCTCCTCGTCCAGCCAATCCGGCGCGACCTTGCTTAGAAGCTCGCGCCCCGCCTCATCCAGCCACTGAAGACCCTCGCCATAGTCGAAGTTCGTGGGGGCCTCCACCCCGAACAAGGCAATGGCCGCCATGTCGTAAGCCAGAGCCGCATCTTCGGCGGTCTCAAATCGCAGACAGTTGCGGAGCCCTTCGTGCCTGATCCGGATACCCCAAAAACTCCCCACTTGCCGAATGCCCCGATACCGGCGCTTACCCGGCCTCCGGTTGCGGGCGTTCCCCACCCAATCGGTTAAGCGCAGATTGGCACGGCGGTTATCCAACCGATTCCGGTTGATGTGATCCACCACCGCCCCTCGAGGCGCCTCGGCGAGGAGGCGATGCATGTAGACGCTCACGCCTCCCTCGCGCCGGCAAGCGTAGCCGTCGGGGTTCAAGTACCAGCGGCGCCCCGCCACCAGGGGAGCATCTTGCTTGTCGACCAACGCATAGGCCACCACGCTTCCAGCTCGGCCATGCAACGGGATCAACGCGTATCGCGGATGCCTGTCACCATCGGGCTCGCCCACCGGTGAGACCACTTGGGCCCCAGGAGTCGCGATTTCAATGGGATACGGTTCCCTTGTCAACTGTCAACCTTGCACGGGCCCAGACCGTGGCCCCAGCGTGCCAGCCATTCCACCCGCGGCCGCGAGGCCCACCCAGGACCCGCAACTGCATGATAATACGCGGCTTAGATCATTACTCCGGATTTTAAAGCATTAGATAAACTAATGATGGTCCGCGATGAGTTCAGATCTGCTTCTGAACTAAGCACCGCCCGCAGCCGCCTCAGTCGGCACCATAACACAAAGGCCCCACCACACCCGCGGCCGCGAGACTGTTTGAAGTACTCGGGTTGGTAAGCGGCAGGGGCAGAGGACCGACCTCGAACTTCCGGAAGATCTTCCGGAAGTTCAACCTGGCACTGAGACCCGTGAACTGGTAGCCGAGATGACTGGGTTCGGCAACGAGACAACGTACTGGCGCCGCCGCTTGTCGGCCTGCTTCGACAGCGGCTTGCCGGAATGTGAGACGACCCGATAGCCCTTCGCCGCCTTCCATATCACGCTTGCTAGAGACCCGGCGGCGCGGCCCCATCCACAAACACGTTGTCCTGCCAGAGCCAGTTGCGCGCAAAGTGATCGAGCGCCGCCTTGCCGCTCGTGCCGCGTCCGAGAACCGCGCCTTTGAGCCGGTTGCCCACGATCGTCAGATTCACAATCGGGTCCGTGCATTCGGCCTGCGAAGGCGGAATATTCGGCGGCGGCCCGTCCACCACCACCGAGGCCGCGACCGCGCTGTCGGCGCGCACGCGGTTGTTGCGGATCACAATGTCGCGCGCACCGGTCAAGATCTGAAACACCCGCCCGGCCCCCTGGGCCTTGTCGATGTGGATCTCGTTGTTCTCGATGAGCACGTTCGCGAGCGAGCCGCGCTCGGAGGGCACCGTGCTCGTCGCGTTGTCGTCCCGGCCGAGCAGGTTGAAGCCGGCACCCACGTTCTCGATCACGTTGCCCCGAATCACGACGTGCTCGATCTTGCCCCAGGGGTTGCGGCCCCGCTCGGTGCGGCACGTCAAGACGATCGCAAAGCCGTTCTGCGCCCCGGCCCACGAGGTGCGCAGGACGTTGTTCTCGAAAACCACGTTGGTGGCCCGCTTGAGCTCGAACAGGTTCTTGACCATCCACTTGGGCTTGCCGTCCGCCGTGCGCTCGCGCATGTCGTCGGTCTTCTCGAGCACGCAATGGGCGATGTAGATGTCGTTCGGGTTCAAGCCGGGCGTCTTGGCGTCCGAGCCGCCGAAGATGATCACCTCGCCGGCGGCGCTCAGCGAGCAGTTGGCGATCCGGTACGGTCCCGGACCGTTCCAGCAGGCGATGGCCTGGGCCTCGACGTCGGCCTTGAAGCCGCGGATGGCGCAGCCGTCGAGGGTGACGTGGCGCGCCTGGAGCGAGATGCCGCGCCGGCTGCCGGCGCTCGGGTGGGCGTAGATCTCACAGCCGGCGAGCGTGATGTTCTCCGGCTGCTCGCCGGCGCTGGTGGCCGTGCCACTGCCGAGGCGCACCAGCTCCACCATCGCGCCGGGCGCCTGGAGGATCAGGTTCTCCAGGCGATAGTGGCTGGCGCCGGAGGGCGCCTCGAGGATCGGCTGGAACAGGTCCTTGGCGACCAGCTTGGCCTTGGCGCCGGGGGCGCTGCGGATCGTGATGAGGGCGCCGCCCGCGTTGCGCGCGAGCGTGAAGTTGCCGGTGAAGGTCGCGCCGGCCTCGAGCACAATCGTTGCGCCAGGCCTGGCCGCCGCGAGCGCGCGCTGGAGATCCTCGCCGGCCTTCACCGCGATGGTGGTCCCGTCCGGCGGCGGCGCGGGTGGCGGCGGTTGCGGCGGTGGCGGCGCCGGCGCGGGCGGTGGCTCGTCGGCTGCGACCAGGTCGCGAATGCGGCGCGCTGCGCTCTGGATGGCGGCGGCCTGACTCTCAATAGCTTCCGCAGCTTGCCGCAATTGCTGTCGGTCTTGATCCGTCAATTGAAGCTCCTTCGCGGCAGGACCGGCCGAGCCTCCCCGCGACTTCCGCGCAATTGCGCGCAAGTTTTAATCCCCGGCGGGATCGTCGACTTATCGAACTCGTTCGAACTTGTGCGCAATTGCGCACAAGTTCCACCCGGGGATGCTGCAAACATCCGCCAAAGATCCTGCTACAGGCGCCCAAATCGGCCCTAAAAGCCGCCGCTCGGGGCTTCCTGGTACCTAACCCCTTCCGGACCCTCGCCGGCGCATTTTAGCGGCTGTTGTTGCTCTGTAGCCAATGCTCGAGGGGATCTGCGTGCGACTTCCGCAAAATTTTGCGGAGGTCTTCGAGTTGTTGCAGTCCTTGAGTCTTTAGCCAGAGGCGCCCAAAACGGCCCTAAAAGCCGCCGCTCGGGACTTCCTGGTACCTAACCCCTTCCGGCAGCCCATCGGCGCGTTCTAGCGGCCCGGAGGGCCTTCTACGCCCATATCCATTGGCTGCCCGCCCCCGAGCCGCATGAGCGGCGCCAGCCGCCGCAGCCGGCACCACAGCACGAACGCCCAGCCGCAAACGTCGAGCAGCTCCTGCCCGATCTCACCGGCCAGTTCCGCCGGCTCCCGCCGGTAGGAGCCATCCCCATAACTCCGCGCGCCCGCCTCGAGGCGCTCTCGGAGGCGCAACCAGAACTGCGCCAACTCCCCCTCGTGGTCCATGCTCACGCCGGTTTCTCGATGAGCTTCTCCGGCAGCAGCTTCGAAAAGGCTTGCCCGTTGCGCGCCTTGGCGCCCTCCCGGCAAGGCCGCAGCGGCCAGAGAAGCTCACGCCGAAATGGCCACCAGGACGGCGGTTTCAGTAGGCCACGTTGGGCCGCCACCCACTTGCCGCCGACGTTAGCCTTGCGCGCCTTCATCGCGACGCCATGCACTCGGCGACCACCGCCAGGAAGATCGGCCGCAGCTCGTTGCCGCGCCCCAGCCGTCTGAGCTTCCAGCACAGCCGCCCGTTGTCCAAATGCTCGCGGAAGCTGTAGCGGGTGCCCATGTACTGCCGCAGCTCCGCCGCCGCGCCCTCGCCCGGGCGCCGGAACAGGATGGCGCGATTGATGTGGCCCTTGGGGTGGCGCACAACGCGAGCGATCAACCCCGCGGCCTCAAGCCGAGCCAGGCGCTGCTCGCTGATCCAGTCGGCCAGCTCACCGTTGGCGGTGTACAAAGGGATCCGGTGATTCACGCAAACACACCTGGAGTGGAAATCCTGCGGGAAAGAGTTTCACGAGCGTCCCGGCGCTCGCTTGGGTGGGCTGCGGGTTTGTTTCGAGAGGGCCCGCCTCCCTCTGGGGGGCCGCCAGTTCAGCGACCTAAGCTAACTATACCACAGCTTGCCCGGCTGTCAAAAAGAATTTTTTCCACATATAGGGGAAACAAATCATTTCTCCTTCCCAGCAGAACACGAGGCCATTCCGCATATATCTGTGGACAGCATGGTAGCATGGTTCTTAACCGTGTTGCCGGCCTAAGTATATGGGATCACAAGGGATGGCTCCACTATGGCAGGATGGCAGGATATTTTTGCAACTTCTTGGTTTTTCTTTGCAAAAACCCCTAGTTTTTCTATATAGTGCCATCCTGCTACGCTTACAGCCGGAGGCCCGAAACCTCAGGCTGGGAAACGGTTTCTACCGCCCGAGCCGAGAATAGACACGCAGTTGCTGCACTAGGTTCTTTTTTGCAAGTGAAGATCAATCCCCGGGGGTCTGTCACAGCGCTCACGTTCAGGCATCCGACCACCGGATTAGTCCTTGTGATCCGGGGCAACCACCCAGGCTGGTGGGCGGAGCTGGGCGAGCACATCAAGCTGACAGAATTCGAGCTCGTCGAGATCACTGTACCAGCGCAGGGCTTGGGCAACTGGGCTGCTGAGCCTTTGCCATCCCCCACGCCGCTTGCCCTCCGGGCAGGCCTTATCGCGAGCTACCGCGAGCGCCATCTGTGCAGCCTCAAGGACATAGCGGCGCGCGCGAACGTGACTCCCAGGGCACTGCGCGGCTGGCGCTCGGGGGGCTTGGGCGACCGGTCCGCCAAATCCATCCGGATCGAGGCTCTGCTACAGCGCGGCCTGCGCAGCGACTGACCGGCCTTTGGCCTTATCTTCGGGCCGCTTTTGGGCCGCTTTTCGGGCCGCTTTATTTCGCAAACTTGCCGAACCATATAGTCGTGGACCGCCAAAAAGTCATCGCAGACCTGGATGAGGGACGGATCGTGCTCCGGGCGCCATTCTCGTATCTGCTCGTGTGCAAGCGGATTCCGGGCGCCTGCTGGGAGGCCTCGCGCAAGGCCTGGACCTATCCGGCCACGCGGCTCCATGCCGCAAGGATCGTTTCCTGGCTCCCCGGCCTCCAGAGCACAGAGCGCTTCGCGGCCCTGCTGGCGCCGCGCGGGAGGGCGCTGAGCGAGAGAAAGCTCGCGCCCACAGGGGCCCCGGAACCGCCAATCGCGCTACCTGCGGGCCTGAAGACAAAGCCCTGGCGGCACCAGATAGCGGCCTACCGCTTCGCCATGCAGCGATTCACTACAGGCTCACCGGGCGTGCTGCTGGCATGCGAGATGGGCACCGGCAAAAGCCTGATGGCTTGCATGATCCTGCTCGCGCTCCGCGCCATGCGGGTGCTCATTGCCTGCCCCCTGCGTGTGATCCCGGTGTGGATGGAGCAGCTTGAGCATCACCTCAGCGTGCCCTTGGTCGCCGTGGCGCTGGATGAGGAGGTCGGCAGCGTGACAGACAAGCAGCGCTTGGCCGAGGAGAAGTTGCGGCTGGCCGAGATCACCGGCGTCCCCTTCGTTGCCGTCATCAACTACGACTCCGTCTGGCGCGAACCCTTCGGCGCCTGGGCTGAGCGGCAGGCCTGGGACCTAGTCGTGGCTGACGAGTCCTACAAACTGAAGCGTCCCGGCGGCAAGGCCTCGCTCTACTTCAAGCGGCTTCGCAACCGGGCGCGTCACCGCCTCGCCCTCACTGGCACGCCCATGCCGCACTCGCCACTGGATGTCTACGCCCAGTTCCGCTTCCTCGACCCCTCCATCTTCGGCCCCTCCTTCAACGCTTTCAAGCAGAAGTACGGCGTGATGGGCGGCTTCCAGAACAAGCAGGTCAGCGCCTACAAGAACCTCGACGAGCTGGAGACGCTCGTGCGGCGGCTGACCTTCCGCGTGGGCAAAGACGTGCTCGAGCTGCCGCCCGAGGTGTACGTGACCTACCATTGCGGGCTTTCGCCGGAGGCACGCCGGGTGTACCGCGACCTGGAAGAAGACTTCATGGCCGAGGTCCGTGAGGGCCGCGTAAGCGCCGCAAACGCCATGGTGAAACTGCTCCGCCTCCAGCAACTCACGGGTGGCTGGGTCAAGACCGACGACGAGCGCTATCAGCGCCTGGACTGGGCCAAGCAGCGGCTGCTCGAAGACACCCTCGAGGACATCGGAACAGAGGAGCCGGTGGTCGTCTTCTGCCGTTTCCACGCTGACCTGGATGCAGTTCACGAGGCTTGCGCCTCGCTGGGCTACACCTGCCTGGAACTCTCCGGCCGGCGGGCGGAACTCACGCGCTGGCAGGCCGGCGAGGCTCAGCTGCTGGCGGTGCAAATCTCTAGCGGCGGCGTGGGTGTGGATTTGAGCCGCGCCCGCTACGCCATCTACTACTCGCTCAGCTTCTCGCTGGGCGAGTACGATCAGGCGCGCTCGCGCGTGCACCGGCCCGGCCAGGCGCGCCCCGTCGAGCACATTCACCTGGTCGCCAAGGGCACTGTGGACGAGTGCATTATGCGCGCGCTCGAGCGGCGCGCGGAAGTCATTCAGGCGATTCTCGCCGAGATCAAGGGGTAACTGCTATGCACATGGAACAACTCAAAGAATTCGTCGCGCTGGAAAAGGGCAAGCGCGAGCTGGATGCGGAACTCAAGGCCGTCGCCGCCCGGCTGGACGACCTCGAGCAGGCTCTGGTCCCGCAGTTTGTGAACGACGGGGTGACCTCCATGAAACTGGATGGCTGCACCGTTTACCTGGCCCAGGACATCTACGCCAGCCCGCTGAACGACCGCAGCGAGGTCATCGCTGCTCTGAAAGCCTCCGAGCTAGTTCAGTACGTCTCGGAAAGCTACAACACCCAGTCGCTCCGCGCCTTCGTGCGCGAGCTGGCCCAGGAAGTCCGCCTGCGTTGCCAACAGCAAGGGCGACTGTTCAGCGAGGAGGAGGTGCGCGCGGCGCTGCCCGCGCCCCTGGGCAACAGCTTGAAGATTTCCTTTGTGCATTCCCTTCGCACCAGAAAGGCATAACCATGACGCAACCACTTGTGCAACCCGATTCCCAGGCCGTGATCCTGGCATTCCACACCGACCTGGACACCATCAACGCGGCCCTCAGCACCAACATCGGCGCCGGCGGCCTCTCGGAGTTCGATCTACCCCGCATCAAGATGCCGGCTGGAGGCGGACTCCAGTGGACCGTGCCCACGCTCGAAGGCGAGGCCATGGAGCCTGTGATCGAAGGCGTCATCGTGCTGGCGCGTGACACGCGGGCCTATTATTCCCAGCCGATCTCGGAGGCCGGCGGCAGTCAGCCGCCCGAGTGCTGGTCCGCCGACGCCACGACCGGCAGCGGCAAGCCGGGCGGGGCCTGCCTGGCCTGCCCGCTGGCGCGATGGGACAGCGCGCCGGACGGCCGTGGCCAAGCTTGCAAACAGATCAAGCAACTGTTTGTTCTGCGCGGCAGCTTGCTGCTACCCGAGGTCGTGACTTTGCCCCCGACCAGCCTTAAGGCGGCCCGGCAGTACTTGCTCAAGCTCACCGCGCAGGCCGTGCCCTACTACGCCGTAATCACGCGCCTCGGCCTCGAGCGGACCAAAAACGCCCAGGGCATCGCCTACAGCCGGGCGGTGCTCAGCTTTGTGCGCCGCTTGGCGCCCGAGGAGGTCGAGCGCGCCTGCCAGTACCACGAGATGCTCAAACCGCTGGTCCAGCGCATGCCAGTGGAACTCGAAGCAGAGATCCAGCAGCAAGAGGAGCAGGCGGTTCCGTTCTGAGCGAGGGGAGAGATCCAGCATGATGGCGGCAACAACCAAGCAGTGCCTCACTGGGAAACTCCCGAGTTTCGCTGAGTTCCTTCCATGCTCATGCCAAACCCTCGCTCCTCGCCCCTGGACCAAGGATTTCCATGCTGGCGGATGTCCTTGGGAGTGGCTGCTCGAGGGCTTTTGGGCCGTTGCTGAATGCATTGGGATCGGCCGAGCTGATCTGCCCAAGGTGGAAGTGCTAGGCCGATGATCCGAAAACCCAGGCATTCCGATCCGCCCCTCGAGGCTGCCATCACCCGGTCCATCCTCCGGGTGCTTCGCTCCCTCCCAGGCCTCCTAGTGCGCAAGCGCCACGGCAGCGCGCTCGGTTACGCCGGCGAGGCCGACCTCTACGGCTGTTACCGTGGCCGGCACTTTGAAATCGAGATCAAGCGCCCGGGACGCAAGGCGACACCGCTGCAGGAGCACAGGCTCAAGCAATGGGCGCGCGCGGGCGCCCTGACGGGCGTAGTCCACAGCGCGCAAGAAGCGCTCCAGCTCCTAGATTTGGATGGGAACAGCCAGCATGGGCTACCGGTACAAGACCGAGCATGAGATTGCCTGGATTCGAGAGCTCGCCAGGCGCGACCCCCAGGGCGCGGCAAGCTATTGCCGCATGATCCTCCGCGTGCCCCGGCGATGGGACCGGGGCGTGGAGGTGGAAAGGCTGCACGAGTTCTGCCGCCAGTACCTGAAGCGTGCCGGAAAGGAGGAGCTGTGAAACGGGGCACCCCGGAGCACCCTAAGACCAAGGCGCTGGCCAGGCGACTGAGCGTTCCCTGGCCGATGGCCGTGGGGACACTTGAGCTGCTCTGGCATTTCACCGCCCGCTATGCGCCAGCGGGCGATATCGGGCGATTCCCGGATGAGGCGATCGCGGCCGCCGTCGGCTGGCCCGAGGACCGCGATCCGGCAGAGCTGGTGCGTGCCCTGTGCGAGTGCGGATGGCTGGATCAACACCCAGAGCACAGGCTGATTATCCATGACTGGCCAGATCACTGTGAGGACGCAGTGCACCTGTTCCTGGCTCGCAGAGGCCTCACGTTCGCCTGCGGGAAACCGCCTAAAACCAGCAAGTTGAGTAAGTCCGAACGACGTGGGCATGGCGTGCGCACAGAATGCGCACCCGGTGCGCACCCCGGCTGCACCAGCCATAGCCGTAGCCGTAGCCGTAAGCCGGAGCCGTTGCCATTGCCATTGCCATTGCCAGAGCCGGAGCCGGAGCCGCAGCCGCCGCAACAAACCACGCCAGCTACTCGATCCCAGGCAGCGGCCGGCTCGGCTTTGTGTGTGCAGAATCAGCAAAACGGCCGGCCTGCCGGCCCGCCGGCCAGCTGGCTGCACGCCATTGAGCAGGCAATCAGGCGGGCTGTTGGACGCCAGCCGCGGCCAGGTGCTGCGCTCAAGCTGGCCAGGCAGGCCGCCGCCATGGGCGTTCATCCGCGCTACCTTGTGGGCTGGATCCAACACCGGGCTAGGGCCTCGCCCCCGCGCAGCGACGGGCTGTTCCTCAAGGCCATTCCCGATCTCCCGGATTGGGTGCGCCGCAATCACGCCTACGACTCAACCTGGGTCCTGCGCGAATCAGTCGCCTGCCCGAAATGCGGCGAGGCGATTTACGCCTTTCGGGATGTGATCGTGCCCTGCCCATGCGCCCCCGAGAAGGGAGATTCCGATGATTCAAGCTGAGAGCAAACTCATGCGTGGCGATTCCGCCGGAGTTCGACGCTGGAGTTGCGGACCTGGAATGCTGACCCCGCACCAAGCCGCGCTCCGGGCCGTCATGGCTGTGAATGGGCCCGAGAGTCCGCGACCCACAGAACGCCGCCGGACCAGGGAGGTTGTCTCCCTCCGCCATGCTGCGATCTGGGTGGCGGCGCAGTTGGCGCCCCACGCCAGCCTGGCCGAGTTGGCTAAGGCTTTCGGCGGCCTGCATCACACCAGCGTGTTTTATGCGCTTCGACGTATCGGGAGCAGAGCGAACCTAGCAGCTTCCGAGCTGGCGAGCAATGCGCTCCAGCTGGCGCGCAATGCAGCCGAGCTTGCGCGGGCGGAACAGGGCGTCCCAGAGCAGGGGCCGTCCAGCCGCGCGCTCGAGGTCGCTCTGCGGGCGCTCCTACACGCCTGTAGGCAACTCGAAATCTGCGCGGCAGAACTCTTGCAGGATTACGCTCCGCAACCAGAAGGCACGCCGACGGCGCCCCGGCAGCCAGAAGCGCCAGGGCATGACCACCCGTCCAGCTCGCAGCCAGAACCGACTGCTCACGCGCCACGGGAGGCGCCTGCCACCGTCGTCTCCGAAGGCGAGCCAATCCGCTGCCGGGAGCGCGGCTGCGTGATGCCCGCCGCGCGGGATGGTTACTGCCGGCAGCATTGGGCCATGCGCAAAGACCCGGCGCCCTTCCTGCGCCGCGAACCGCTACCGGCAGCCCGGCGATAAGGCACAGGACCATGCCATGCGTGCCATTGATTATCAGCAACCAAATCCTCGCCACAAGCAAAATTCTCATTCGACCAAGCAAGAGAAGCTATGAAGTGCACGGCAATATCGATCAAACTAGCCAATTTCGGAGGCGCGTTCGAAATAATCGGCCCAGGCTGGCTCGTTATCCACCGATTTTCCGCTAAAAGCAGGCTGGAAATGAACGAGAAAACGCAGACCGGCAAGGCCGCCAGCGCCACTTGCCTTCCGCCACCCCTTGAGGCTCCATGTCAGTGAGCAAACGCAGGAAAGAGACCGACCCATGAGGCCGGCTTCACCTATCCCGGTGATTGCGCCGGCCCGCCCCGCGCCTGCGCGCGCCGAGCTCGAAGC